TTAGTTACCTGATTTTTTGTGTTGCATTTGATATAATTCAAGTTTATTTACAGCTCGTTCTTTAACTTCAGCAGATACGTGTGCATATATCTCAGTTGTTTTAACGTTCTTGTGACCAAGCATGTCTTTAATATCCTCAAGTGGAACTCCTGCTTGTCGTAAACGAGCAGCATTAGTATGGCGACCGTCATGAATTCTGATTTTTGGTAAGTTTGCTTTTTGAATGATTCGGTGCCAAGCCGTGTCAACGGATCGTTGACGAATAGGTAAGCCAACGTTTTTTCCTCTATGATTGATAAATAAAAAATCTTGGTTTGAGTTAGTCATAGGTAATACATTACTTGTAAGATCATAATTAATACCATAGAGTTCTAAGACGGAGTTTCTCACTCTGTTTGTCATTTTTAGAGACCTTTTACCAGCATCAGTTTTAACGTCATCTAAAATTACTTGACCAGGTCGTTCTTTTCTATACAAACGCTGCTTGTCAAATGTGAGAATATTATCTCTAAAATCAAAGTTAAACCATCGTAAGGCCATTACTTCACCTTTTCTTAATCCTAAATCAAAAATAATTAAAAAAAATACATACCACATATACTCATCAAAATTTCTTGCAGTGTCGAGGAACAGATTTTCCTGCTCTAAAGTATAGAATTCTAGTTTCTTTTCTTTATTAGTTTTTTCTTTTACTTTATCTAATGGAAACTCTACTAAGTAGGTAGGATTACTTTTTACAAAACCTAATTTTTGTGCCTTTTTGAAAGCATTGGACAAGGCGGCATTTACAATTTTTACTGTGTTATAACTGAGCCCGTTTTTATTTTTTCCTAATTCTTTATTCGTAAATAAGCTATTAATAAATTTTTGGTGATCTGCAGGTTTATATTTATTTAATTGATAATTTCCTATATATGGATCAATATACATACGGATAGCATCTCGATAGACAATTCGTGATCCTTCCTTAACGTTATTTTTGTATTCGTTTATCCAAATATTCATAAATTTTGAAATAGTCATTTTTTGTGGATTTTCTTTAACGAATTCTTCAGATGCAATTTGCCCTTCAATTATTTTTGCAGCCTTCAAAGCTTCTTTATGACTTCTAAAACCCCTCTTGTGTATTTTTTGTTGCCTTCCAGTACCATTGCTACGTCCATTTGAAACGAAGTATTCCCAACGTTCTTGCCCATTTTTCAATTTGTATGATTTTATAGAAGCCATTAATCTTCACTCCTGAACATAGATTTTGGAAGAGTATAAAGTTTAGGTTTGTACCAGCCTTTTTCATAGAACTTATCCATTTTTAATTTTTTTTCTTTCCATGAAAATAAGGGGAGTGTGACCATATTATCAGTTTCAATGTCTTTTTTTAGTTTTAATTGATCCTTCAGCACATCTTGATATTCTTCTTCACTATAATATGGGTTTGTTAATATTGGATAAATTGTTACTTCTGGAACATCTCTTTTCAATCTTTCTCGCAATTCATATGGTGTCATCATTATAGTCAATCCTTTCGTAGTTTTACTGTTTAAATAAAATTAGTAACATAAAATAGAAGATTTATATTAAAAATCATTTATTTTCTCAGTATTCAGCTTAACGGATAAGAACGTATGTTCTTTTCGGTTTTAAAAGAAAAGCCCATAGGCTAATCTTACTTAGCGGATTTAAACGTACATCCGCAATTATTACATCTCCATGTGTTTTTTTTACCCTTTTTTCCAGCAAAACCAGCTAGTGTTCCTATTCCTCCAGTTAAAAGTGCTCCCCCTGCAGCCTTTCCCACAGAGAAGCCTTTACGATTATTATGCATATATTGGACGTTAAGGCTTCTACAATAAGGACAATAGACACCAAGATGGAATAGCCCTGCTTTTTTATCCGAGTGATAATAATCATTAGAATATGTTGGAGCAACTTTCTGATTTTGTTCTGTTTCGTTTGAATTACTTTCTGTAAATTCTTGAATAGGATTTTGTTTTTCTATTATTTTTTCTGTTCGTTTTATTTCTTGTTCATGTAGCAATTTCTTTGCTTTTGGATCTTTTAATATTTTATACAATGAAATAAAAAGAAAAATAGTGCCTGGAATAAATAACTCTAATGCAGTGAAAAATAATCCAATAAGAATCATATAAATCCATACAAAATAGGATAAATTATTTCTCTTCTTAAAAATACAGTAAACAAAATATACAGAAGTTACGAATAATCCTAATAAAGATGATAGACCTAAAAATGCACTCATTTTTTAGCCTCCTATATGTGTTTTTTATGGCTAATGCTATTATAAATCGTAGACAAATTATTGAATACCATATTTAGAAATACCTAATTGTATTTCTGCAGAAGTTTTCATTTCTTTAGGTGTGTTTCTTAAAGCTTCTTCTTCACTCATTCCTTCAACGGTAACTTTATAAGCTGCAGGAGTCATACCGTACACATTTAGGAATCCTGTGAGCGTATTTATGTCAGTAGAGATATTTCCATTAGTGATATCTTCTGTAGTATCAGTAATTTTAACTTCGTTCTCGGGTGCATTAGTTTCGGGAGAATTTTTGTATTCTTTTTGTTTATCTGCAAGGAAATCTTCTTTGTTACTAAACTCAAGTGGTTGAAAGACTAGTTCGCCATCTGTTAATGTGCCATCAGATTCTTTAATTAGAGTTCCTAAATTAGAGCTCATTGATTTTCTTCCATCCGCTAAAATATTAAATTTAAGGTCAATTAATGAAGAGTGGTCTACTTGACCATTTGAATATGTCCCGTCTTCATTAATAAAAAATAGGTTTCCACTTTGAGGAATACCCCAACCTCCAATAAAATCAGCTAAACTTACTTCCACATGTGGTTTTTCCACAGATGTAGAAGAAGTAATAACATTGGACGTTTTAGTTATTGAATTTGATTCGTTTTTCTTCGTATTACCAGATGATTCTTTGGTGACAGAGATAACAGTAGAAGAGGACACTGTTGTTTTTACTTCTTTTTTATCCCCATCAGAACAAGCAGTCATTGAGAACAAAGATATTCCCAACATAAATAAGATACTATTTCTCATAATATAGCTCCTTTACTTTAAAACCATTTAACAATCCCCAATGTACCGTTAGGTTTAAAAAACAATTTATAATCGCCGTATACAAGACCTTCGGGAAACTGTTTGGAATAAGCAGATAAAGCACATTCCAGGGCTTGTTTTGTAATGCCTAGGAAATCGGCGCATTCCCAAACATATGTAAAACGTTCATGATAGCAGTCAATTAAATCTTGAGGTGTGACTACCATTGTTGCTCCAATATCACGAGCTTTTTGTTCTTGTTTTCTCTTTTCATTTGTATCTTGATCTATTATATCACCAACCGACGTGAGGTGATGCCCGATTTCCTCTGCAACTGTACTAGTTAATTCTCTAGGATGTTGTTGAGGATTTAAATAAACAACATTATTAATATACAATCCCTTTTGCTTTTCTGGCATGTTTGGTTCAAACTTATATGTTAAATCTGAAAAGCGAGCCATCAGTTCTTCTGACGTAACCATAAAAACACCTACTACTTTAATTATTTGTGATCGCGTTTCTTAATATAATCAATGAAAGAGAGAATCTCATTCATTTCTGTATCTGAAACGTCATCGTCTATATGAGCAGCGACGGTTAATTGTTTTTTTGATAAGGAAGTATCTTCAAAACTTTCTCTCCCATGTAAATAATCTAGACTTACATTGAAATAGTCAGCAATCTTATTTTGGATATCTATATCTGGAGTTCTTCTTCCTTGTTCATAGGAAGAGTAAGTCGTTCTAGCTACACCAAGTGCATTTGCAACATCAGTTTGTGTTAATTTTTTTTGTTTCCTTAATTCTGTTAAGCGTGTACCGAACATAATGTTACCTCCTACGATTCGTTATGTACATATGATACTACGCAAACTGCGTAGTTTGAAGTTAAATATATTGAATGTGTCAAAAAGAGTAATTAATTGTTGACATGTGTCAAAATGCGTAGTATTATAAAAGTACGCAATACGACACATAAAGGAGGACGTAAAATGAGAGATTGGCTATTGAAATTGCGTATAAAAAATAAAATGACTCAAGAAGAGGTTGCCGTTAAAGCGGAAATTTCAAGAACCACATATGCATCTATTGAACAGGGAAGAAGAAGACCGTCTGTGGAAAGTGCTATGCGAATCGCATCAATTTTGGGTTTTGATTGGACACTTTTTTTTGAATAACTATGACTCGTTATGACTCTTTATATTTGGATAGGAGGTGAAAATATGCCAGAAAAACAAAAGATGATTGATTTCATTTTGGAAATCATGCCAAACGTAAAGCTTATTGTTGAACTAGCAACAGATGATCAGTTAATTCGTCTGTATGAACAAGCACAGGATAAGTTGAACTATCAATTAGATCTAATCTAATTGTATTAAAAAATACATCATATAAAAAGATGGTTAATTAAGAAAGGAAGAAGTAAAAGTAAATGTCAATGTCAGTAATATTAAGAAAGTCGTTAATCGAAGTTCTTAATAAGAAAAATGAAAAGAAGAAAGATGTGGCACGTGAAATCAGTACATCTCAACAATCATTGAGTGATTGGACTTCTCAGAATAATGTTAAACCAGTAACGATTGAAAATGCTCTAAGGCTTAGTGATCACTTTAGAGATTCGACTTTCACAATGGAAGTTATTCATCAGTTTTTTGGAATGTTTAAAACTTGCGATGGAGATGTTTATCGAAAAGATCCTTCATCATTGGACCGATTACAGAAAATTGAATCTAATGAGAGAAAAGCATTGAAGCATGACATCGAAAGAATTATTTTGAAAAATCCTGAATATTTATCTGAACAAGATATTTCTAAAATAGTTGCATACGCAAATGAATATTTAGATGAAGTAATTGTTGAAATCACACTACTTAGTAGCTTATGTGATCTTGCTTCAATCGATATTCGTTATTTAAGTGAGCAACGCTTTCCATATTGGGAACAATTAGGATACATGAGGAAGGAGAATATAAATGGCACTAGAAGTTATTGATTTTAAATCAAAAAAAGATCGAAAAGTTAATTCAAAGAAAATTCCACCTTTGAAAGCAATAGAAGTAGCAAAAAGAAAAAATGTTTCAGCTGCTACTGTTACAAGATGGATGAAACGAGAAATTGATCCATTGCCTGCTAAAAGAAATGGTGGATTGGTAAGAATAGAAGTCGATGATTTAGAGGAATGGTATGAAAGAAACTTTATATAGGAGGGTCTCTAGTGAAAAATAAGGAACTTGCAATTAAAACAATGATGACACTTTCCGTAGGAATTTTATTCTTTGTGTTTATTTTATGTTTGATTAAATCACAATTTTTAACAGCGATTATATTAGCACTTTTTTTTATGTTTATCAGAGTGCTATGGGTAAATAGGGGTGGAAAATAAATGAAGAAAAGAAAACCAAAAAGCTTATACGAAGCTAGAATTTTAGGAGCATTTATTCTTGTCTTTATATTAGGGTTATTAATTAAAAATAGTGTTCCAGCGGGCTATCTACTTTTGATTATTGGACCAATTGCAGTTGTTTGGTTCATGAAGTACGACGATGCAAAATATTTAGTTTACACAAAAAAAGAGACTCATTCGTCAGCAAACGATTAAGTCCCATACAAAAATTATACACGAGAATTATAACATAAAAACTGGAGGAAATAAAATGGATAATGAGTCAAATAAATTAATCATGTCAAAACGTTTTGAAGAATGGTTTAAAAATGCGACTGAAAATTGCGCAGAACGAGAATTATACGCTACAGCGTTAATTGCACGTATGGATTGGTTAGTTGATCCAATAATTAGTAAAAGTTATAGATATGATTTAACAACAGAGCTGAATCAAAATCATAGTAGTGCTTGGTATGATGTTGCTACTGAAATTTGTAACAAACGCAAAGAAACAGTTATACGAGCAATCTTAGAAGACAATATTGAAATTGAAGGAGATTAATTGTATGAAAAACATTAGCTTGGAGTCAATCCGTATTCATAATTTTAAAGGTATATCGGACCTGATGATTGAACCAAATGGTAAAAGTATTGATATTTTTGGAGACAACGATGCAGGCAAAACAACTATCTATGATGCTTTTCTCTGGTGCTTGTTCAACAAAGATTCAAAAGAACGTACTAAGATTCAGTGGCGTCCACTTGATGAAAACAGCGAGCCAATTCGCGGTAAACAGACATCAGTAACTGTCGTTTTGACTATCAATGGTCAGGCAAAGGAGTTTGAAAAGGTCCGAGGAGACAAAGAGGTTATCAAACGAAATTCGGAACACAAGTCTTATGAGATGTTTACAAAATACCTCGTAGACGGATTAGAGACCACAACTAAGAAAGCATTTGACGATGAAGTAGAAAAAGTATTAGATCAAGACACATTTAAGAATCTGACTAGTGTGACTTATTTTTGTGAGCAGTTAGTGGCAGATGAACGACGTCAAAAGCTTTTTGAATACTTTGGCAGCAAGACAGATGAAGAGATTATCAACGAATCGCCATCAATTCACCAATTAAAAGAAATTATTGGTAATGATGACATTAAAACAGCTCGTGAGCGTGTGCTTCAAGAACAAAAGCGAATCAACGAAACGCTGAAAAATATTCCTGTAAAAATCGAAGGTATTCAAGCAGCATTGCCAGATATTGAAAATATCAACAAAGAGCAACTATTAACCACTCGCAACGAGTTGACATTAAAGAAAAATGACATCGAAAACCAGCTCGTTACTATTAGAAATGGTGGTAATATTTCAGAATTAATTGCAAGTCTTAATACAAAACAAGAAGAATTAACTGCTGCTAAATTGAAGCATGATAATGCACAGAATGCACGCATTAATGGCATTGAGCAAGGTAAGTCAAAACTCTTTGCTGATCTCAATAAAGCCCAGAAGACGTATGCAGATGAAGAATCAAGTCTTAATGTAACAGAACGTTTGGTTTCTATAAAAGATAATGAACTGATTGCATTAAATAAAAAGCATGAAGAATTGTACGACAAATATGATGAAGTAGAAGCTGAAGAATTTACAGGCGGTCTAGTTTATACCAAATTATCTTTCAATGAAAATCTTTTAGTTTGTCAGCACTGTAATCGTCCATATGATGTCAAGGATCAAGATGAAATGAAACGACATCATGAGGAAGAAGAGCAAAAACGTGCAGAAGAAATTGAGTTAACAAATAAAGAAATAAAAGCCCAGTTTGAAGCGGATAAGCAAATCAAGCTCTCTGAAATTCGAGAAAAAGGCATTCAAAATAACAAAGATCGCGAAGCCCTAAAAAAAGAGATCGGCGAGTTAAAAGAACAACTATTGATTAAAACAGAAGCATATAACATTGCTAAAAAACACTTGGAAGATGTGAAGGAAAACTTAGCTGATGTAGAGCAGCAGATTTCCTCATTAAAATTAGACAAAATACCATTTGAAGCAACTGAAAAATATTCAACTATCACTAAAGAAATAAAAAAATTGCAAGAGTACATTACTCAAAGTAACGAAGCTATTCTAGAACAAACTTCCGCTAAAACAAGTGAGATTACAGAAATAGATAAAGAAATCGCAATGATTGATGAAAAATTAGCCTTGCTAAAAGAGTATGAAAGACAGTTATCGATTATTGAAGATTTCAATGAACAAGAGCGCCAATTATCACATAAGAAAGGCGAAGTATTACAAAAATTAGTACTATTTGAAGAATTCTTTATAACAAAACAAAACATGCTGCAAGAAATTATAAATAGTCATTTCTCAGTTGTTAAATGGAAATTGTTCGATTTCTTTGAAGATGGAGGACTTAATGAAGCAGTATGTGAGCCGATGATTGACGGGGTGCCGTTCAGTTCTCTAAATAACGGAAGCAGGATGCAAGCTGGATTAGACGTATCCAACACTCTAATGAAACAGGAAGGCTATATCGTTCCAATTTTTATCGATAACGCTGAAGGTTTGACTAATCACAATAGAGACTCTGTTCAAGTAGACACTCAAGTTATTGCTATGTATGTAAATGAAGATGATAAAACTTTACGAATCAAAAATCACAAAACGGAGGGAAAATAGATGACACATGAACTTGCAGAAAATAAGATTTACGGAAATAGATTAACTAAAATTAACGATACCTTTATGCCACAAGTAGAATCACAGTTATTGAGTAATGGAATAAATATGACTGAATATCAAAAGCAATGCGTAATAAGCGCTATACAAGGAATTAATACAATGCTAACAAACTCAAACTTGTCAATTAATGATGTAGATTCAACAAATATGACAGAAACATTAATGACAATTGCAGCATTACAAGTCAATGCTTCAGCTATTCCTCGTGAAGTCTATTTTCAGACTAGAAATGTTAATAGGAAACAGTTTGGTCAATCAGATAATTGGGTGAAAGTAATTGAAATGGGTATTGAAGGAGATGGAAACGATGCTATCCTTTCAAAATTTGGACGGAACGTAAAACATGTTCATCGTCATTGGGAAGTGAGAGAAGAAGACCATTTTTCGTACCCAGGTTATAAAGGATTATCAGTGACAGATCCAGAATGGGGGCCAACTGGTAAAGGAAAAGTAGTTAGAGTTGTTTATCCTATTGAAATGTCTGACGGTACAATCGAGTATCACATTGCAGAACGAGAGGATGTTGTTAAAAATTTAATTGCTCATATAAACCAGAACCTTATGAATGAAACTTTTGGTATAGCTAAAAAGAAAAAAGACGCAAGTTATCAGCAAAAGCAGGAAATTGATAATAAAAAGCAAGAAATCATGAACAATTTGAAAACAATGTCTTTAGATGACATCTTAGACAGTCAAGAATATCAATCATACATTAGTCCCGCATGGAAATCTCCACAAAGTAGAGAATGCATGATTGTTCGTAAAATGAGAAACAACATTGTTAAGAAAATTCCTAAAAACTTCGAGAATGCTTATGTCGCTATGCAATATCAGTCGCAAGACGACGAAGTAGTTAAATCAGTTAGAAAAGACGTCACAGAACAAACAGCACAAGAGGTATTCGATTTTGATGAAGAACCGTCCGAAGCTACACAAGAAACTATGAAACACGATAAAGAAACTACAGCAGATACAACTATCATCGTTCCAGAAGAATTAGCAAAAGAGCCTGTCACTAGTCATGAGAAAGATAACGAACCAACACAAACAGCATTTTTCGATGATCTAACTACAACTATTACATCTGACACAGATGGACGTGGCTTTTAATGGTTGAAATTAATATACAAGGATCTTCATCTGCAGGTAATAATTATTTACTTGCAGATGGAAACTCTTCCTTAATGTTAGAAGCAGGATTAAAGCCTAAAGATATTATGAAACAAGGTATTAATTTTTCAAATATTCAAGGGTTACTTGTAACACATGAACATGGTGACCACTCAAAGTATATCAATGATATTTTACTCGCTGGAAGATTTGATGTGTGGGCCTCACGAGGAACTTTAGAAGCATTAGGTATAAATAGACGGTCACATATTTTAAAAGCTAACCAGCAACAGAAAATTGGTGATTGGTTAGTTAAACCTTTTGCCACTATTCACGATGACAAAAAGGCACGGGCGAGAGAACCACTGGGCTTTCTTATTCTTTCGCCTAGTGGAAAGAAAATAGTATTTGCTACAGATACTAACTATTTACCTAAAACGTTTAAAGACGTCACTCATTGGCTCGTTGAGTGTAATCATGATATCAAGTTAGTAAGACAGAGCAAACTGCCAAAAAGTGTTCAAGATCGAATTTTAAGAACGCATATGAGCATAGATGCCTGCAAAAAGTTTTTTCAGTCAACTGATTTAACAAAAACAGAAGAAATATATCTCATCCATTTAAGCGACAAGAATAGTGATCCAGAAAAATTTAAAGAAGAAATAGAAAAAATAACCAATAAAAAAATAATTATTGCATAGAGAGTGGAGGTGTGACATTGAATTATTTACAACAGATTCTTGCGTTTGACGATTATTTGCTTTATAAACAAAAGCTTTCATCAGGTCAGATTGCTTTATGGCGTGCATTAATGTCCATAAACAACAAAGCAGGATGGGCTACATGGTTTACAGCAGCTAATGCAACATTAGAATCTTTGTCAGGTTTGTCACGCTCAGGAATTAATAAAAATAGAAACGCGTTAAAGCAACTAGGCTTGATTGATTTTAAAAGTAATGGTCGAAAAGCTACTTCTTACAAGGTATGCGTACTTTATACGTTAAATAGTGCGCAAGAGAGTACACAACAGAGTAACGATAAAGTGACACTAAAGAGTACAACGCAGTCAACGAACAGTGGCACATTAATTAAACATAAACAAAACATAAACACAAATAATTCTTTTTCACCAGAAACAGATAAAAATAAATTAAATATATACGCTGCCGTCGAACAAAATTTTGGGAGACCACTTTCGCCTATCGAAATGGAAATGATTAAACAGTGGCAAACAGAAGATGGTTATCCAGATGACCTTATTCAATTAGCCCTTAAAGAGGCAGTTCTTAATCAGGCATTCAGTCTAAAGTATATGGACCGCATATTGTTAAGCTGGGAACGTAAGGGAATAAAGACAAAAAATCAAGCTATAAAAAAAATTAGTGAATACAATATGCGAAATGATCAAGAGGAGATTTCTGTCGATTCAATACCAAAAGTTACAATGCATAACTGGTTAAATCCAGAGGGAAATTAAGAGAGAGGTGCTGTGATGAAAGCGTGGAGTCAGTTTGAAAAAATGATTGAACAAACCAACGAGTGGTATTGTCGTAACAGAAAAGGCACAGTAGCAAAAATACCTAATGGAACTAAAACTATAAGGGTTGGTGGAAAACCTGTAGTGATTCCAACTAACAAGACAGGATGCGATTTTATCGGACATTTGAAGGGTCGGCCAATCGCCTTCGATTGCAAATCTACTGAAAATAAAACCGCATTTCCATTTTATGTTGGAAATAAACCAATGTTAAAAGATCACCAAAAAAATTTTTTAAAGGATTTTAAATTAAGCGGCGGAACAGCATTTTTATTAATTCAATTCAACAAAAGTCATCAAGTATTTTTAGTGGATGTTGATGATTATTTAAATATGCAAAAAAACTTAGGTCGTAAGAGTATTCCGTTAGATTACTTAAAAGAATTTGAGGTTCGACAGCATGGATACTATTCACATTATTTAGAAAAGTTAGAGCAAAACTACTGGCAATAACAGATTTAGGAGGAGTGGAAATGAGTATTGCATTACCAAAACAAAAACAGTTAAGAGGTCCGTTACTTGATTACCTGAGAATTGCAGAGGATAATGGCGACTTGTTTGCATGGAGAAAGGCGTGCGAAATTGGGCGAGAAATATTCTCAGGTGATTTTTCAGACAATGCTAAACCATTAATTGTTATATACAAAGATGGATCTTCAGAAGTATTTAACACAAGAGCTGATGTAATTTCAGCGTGTCGAATTGGAAATGAAACTTTGCGAAAATGTTTGGAGACTGGTGAACAAGATAGATTGGGTCGCTGTTATGACTATGCCATTTTAGAGTAGCAAATTGTAATAGCAAATCGTATCTTTTGGTTCAATGGGTTATTCATTATGAATTTTAAAATTATGAGTTTGGAGGGGGAGCAATGGGAAAGAATTTACTCAGAGAGAAGAAGCGATTAATACGACAAAAAATTCTTTTTCTGACGGGTGAAAACGAATCTTGGATGAAGAATCCAGAAATCGTGAAAGAAGTCCAGAGGCTCTCTAAGCAACTAGAGTCAGATCTTATAGCGGATAAGCGACCATTACCCAGTTTAGATCCTGATAAATTAACAAAAGAGAAGTACCAACATTTCTTAGATTTAGGTTATCAAGTAGGAGATATTAAGAAAGCTTTAGGACTAGGCACAACAACCTTTCAAAATTGGCGAAAGGCTAACGGAATAGAAAATAAAATTAATAGAAAACAAAAGAAAGAGGAGAGTAAACTTATGAAATTTAACATTAATACAGCAAGCTTATTATTACCAGGAACATTTGGAGCAGAAGGAAAAGAGTGTATTACGATTTCAAAAAGCGGGTTGGCTTTGAGCGGTCCAGTTGTGAGACGACTAAACAAACCTGAATGGATTCAATTGTATTTAGATGAATCAAGATTAGCATTGTTTGTAATTCCCTGTAAAGCGACGGACGAAGGCGCTAGAAGTTGTGTAAATCCGAAGTCAAAAAAGAAAGCAGGGTATCGTAAAAGCTGGTCAGGTAGCATTTTAGAGAAGGTAGCAAAAGCCAGCAAGATGGATATTGAAAATCATCGTTATCATGTTGAACCAGAAAGCGTTGAAGGCTACCCAACTGCTCTTGGTTTTGATTTAACAAAAGCCGTAAAAAATTAATTATTAATTGTTGAGGGTGAAAAAATGGCCGTTCGCTTATGGTTTGGTGTTGGCGGTAAAACAGTGGCGATGCCTGGTTTTAGAAAAAATATAAGTTGGAACGGTCCATATACTGCTTATGAATGGACGGATATGTATAGCAGAATCGGCTATGCAGCCGCTAGATTGAAAAATGCTCAAATTGAATGTAAAGATGGTATTCAATTGATTAAAGAACATAATGATCCAGACACTTTGATTTATTGTGATCCTCCCTATATCGGATCAAGCTTGGTCAGTGATCATTATGAGAACGGATTTACCAACCATCAACACGAAGAATTATTGACTACTTTAATAAATCATCAGGGGAAAGTGATTTTATCAGGCTATGATAGTGAATTATATAATGACAGATTAAAAGATTGGTATGTCGTTAAGCAGCATACCAAGGTTGGAATTACTACTAAGAAAAAGTCTGATCGTACTGAAATATTGTGGCTAAATTATGAACCGAATGAACAAATAAACTTATTTTGAAAAAGAAGAAAGGAAAAAATATGTCATATCCAAATTTTCAGAAAGAAAGTTCTACGTGTGCTAATTGTGGTAACGCATTGTTTAATGATGGAGAATTTACTAATCAATCATATTTAACGATTAGAGACAATTTTATGATAGTTAATTTTTTCCAGTTTGAAGATGGAACAGACAATATGTTTTGTGATGCAAATTGTCTTGCTAGTTTTCTTTCAGCGGAAGAAGTGGAAATATTAGAAAGTGAGTGAAGAAGATGATTCCAAAATTTAGAGCATATTCAGTAGAAGAAAACATAATGTATTATCCAGATGAAGATAAAAATGTAGAATGGACTATTGATGATGATACAGGATTTATAGCGCCTCTTATCAATCTAGAAAATGGCATGTGGGGAATGATTGATAAATATGTTCTCATGCAATCAACAGGCTTAAAAGACAAGAACGGCGTTGAATTTTTTGAGGGCGATATTGGCTGGGATGACCATCTAGAAGTGCACGGACAAGTAATTTTTGAAAATGGTGCATTTAAATATGAGTGGGACAATATATCTGAGGATTTATTTGAAGTTACCGACGATATTGAGATTGTTGGGAATATCCATGAAAATCCAGAGCTATTGGAGGTCGCAGAATGAGTGAATTAAGACATCAGGAAATAATTGATCGGGTACATTACATGTATTTGCAGACGGATGGAACAATAGAATTTCCGAATAGCTTCGAAGGAGACTTGTTAAAAATAGCATATGGAACTGCGGTTCAATCAATTAAGCAACCGCAGCTCAATCCAAATCAGCAGATCGTGCTTGATTGGTTGAAAGAAAAATATACAGTCACAAATATTGAACCTATAGAATTATTTTGGAGACTGAGAGTTAATTCTATAAAACCAGACTATCGTGGTAGACCTGTCTATAGAAGTTACAGATATATGTCAAAAATTGGGCAATTACAAGTCATACAAGCGTTTAGCCGATGGGCCTTGGAACAGGAGAAAGCGGAATGAGTGATTATTTAGATCGAATAAAAAAGATAATGGAGCTTAAATCAAGAGACGAAGCGCTAGAAGTTATGGAAGAATCTTTAAAAAAAGGGTTTAAATATGTGGTCAGAGACTGCGACAGCGAATATCTTTCCTTTTTTTCCTTGAAGCCTAAAAAATATATGGACCTGGGTTCATGGGGATATGTTAATGAAAATGCACAAGGTGCATTGCCCTCAACTGTAATTCTTAAAAATACAGATATTACTGAAATTTCATGGCGTAATAAACAACCGATCATAATTACTGAATTTTTGAAGTATCAAAAAGCTGGACTAGAAGACGAACTTTTCAGAGTGGAGGAAGCAGAGTGAAACAATTAAAAATAAGCTATATAGATTTAGCTGTAATAATTGAAAGCATCTATTACGGAGGAGATGAAGATGTATCTGATATTGAGGACTTATTGAAATATTTGCGTGATAACGGACATCTGTCTACTGTTTTAACAGTTTCAAGGGGGATTAGTGATGAATAAACAAGAAAAAGAAGATTTAATTCAAGCGCTCTATGATATCGGAGGCTGCGATGCAGAAGATGAATGGTCAAAAGGTTATGACGATGGAGTAAATGCATCAATTGAGGTCATAAAAGAGCTTAAAGTACATGGGAAAGTTATATTTTCGCATGAAGAGAAATTTGTGGCTGATTGGCTTAATGATTTAAGAGGCCAAATCAGTGATGTTAAGTTAAATTCTGGGGCTGTTTTCATGACGTTCATCGGCAGACAGTTAGAGCGGTACTATGATGAAGAATACTCGTTTTTAACTGAAAAAATAGAGAGTTGGCTTACAGTTCCAAAAAATAAAGTTAAACTAATGAGCGCCATTGACAACGGCTACGAAGTCGAGAAAGAGCCAACTATTCATGAATTAAAGATCTTACCAGAATACTTTGAAGCGGTTGTTTCAGGGGATAAGCGTTTTGAAATACGTAAGAATGACCGAAACTATGAAAAAGGCGATATCTTACGCTTAAACGAATATCAAGACGGACAATATACAGGTGATGTTCATGTTGCAGAAATAACATACATTACAGATTATGCCCAACAAGATGGTTATGTAGTGTTAGGGATTAAGTAAGGAGGTCAAATAAATGAAAATTATTGCTAAAGGTCGAGGGACTGGAAAAACAACAGAGCTAGTTAAAGAATCAGCTAGAACAGGTCAGTATATTTTAGCATCGAATAAATCGCATGTCCGAGCTATTGAACAAATTGCCAAAAAAGCAGGCGTTACTATTCCATATCCTGTTACGGTGGATGAGATTGTAAGCATGGACCGCTTTACATGTGCCAGTTCTATTCAACGAGAGGGATTGCTAGTGGATGAAGCAATTATGGTTTTAAGTAAACTAATTGGCTTAAAAATCACTGGGGCCACTATATCTCTTGAAGGAGAACAACAATGCTAAGTTATCCAGAATTATATATACTGGGCCGTCAAGTAGACGGCGTGTATGTTGAGTACCTGCATGGATCAGAGCAAGCCGATTTATTTTTCGATTATACAATTGCTCGTGATGAAAGAAATCATATGAATAAAACCAATATGAAAGATGGCGCTTGGGAAATTTTAAAGTATGGCAGCCCGATCACGCTAAAGGAGAATTAAATGAAAACAGCTGAAGAAGAAATCAATGAATTACTGGGCAAATACAATTTTGATTTAGCGGTTTTAAAGGATATTAACTATAGATTATCTTGCTGTAGAGAGGAAGCATATGCCAGACAGCAATTACGATATCTAAAGAATCAAATCATCATGGGATTTGCGACTGAAAAAAAGAAATAATAAGATATTAATTAATGAAAAGAGGAAAATTTATGGGTAAGAAAAAATCAAAAATTAAAAAGAAAAAGCGTCGTTTACAAGAGAAAGCAATGGCCAATGGAACGATAAATACGAAGAAAAAATAATCAGAGGTGGATTATGTGGACTTTAAGCCAGCCAAACTATCCGAATTAGAGAATTTTGATGGAAAGCATGTTATAATACTAGTTAGCAACGGGCAAACAAAAGTAGCCGATCTGCCTGAACATGGAATTGTTGAAGTAATATCTCATGCTGGTAAAGTAACGTTTATTGAACAAAAAATTAAAGAAAAATTTTAATATAGTCTGACTAGACATACTAGAAGACATCTGACCAATTGTGTTTATACACATTGGTTAGGTGTCTTTTTGTATTTTTATTAGAAGGAGCGATTCGCCGATGTTAGACCAACACGGAAGAGAGATTTTGATTCAGGAATATAAGTCTGATTTAAAAGACGCAAGTCGTCAGCATCGACGAATTGCAAAGAAGAAGTATCAAATTGAAAAAAATGGCAGATTAGAAACAATTGATGACCGCACTGCAGAAGATATAAAGGAACAGTCCATTTATGCTGAAATTATTTCATCTACCAAATATGCGTTATATTGGCTTGAACATGGAATTGAGCGACCTCTTGATGAGGAGGCAGCAAAAAAAATACCTAAATATCGCAGAGATAAACATATTACAAATATGGATAAGATATCATACGAAATTTATTGTAACCAGTATGAATCTGCACGTAATTACCCTATTACTGAAGAGAAACAAGAGATGTTGATTCAACTTAAAGAGTTGTTATCAACGTTCAGCGAGAGAGAACGTGATTTGTTTGATTATATCCATAATCAGCAACTTACTTATGCAGAAGCTGCTGAAAAAATGGATATTAAAGTAGGGACTGCTAAATCCATGTCACAACGAATTAGGAATAAAATTGATGCTTATTTCGAATATGGACATCAGATTTCATTATTTTAAATTTCATTTTTTTGTAAACCATTCCCACCTATAGGTGAGAGGTAAAATTCTCCTATTCTATGTTGGTAGAGTAGCTTAATAATATTTACTTGTAAAAAAATACAAGAGAGGAGGTGTTCCTCCTCCTCTAAATTTCTACAAATTACGAGTAAATTAGGTAGACGTGTAGCTCAATAGGTAGAGCAATTGATTTTTAATCAATGGTGCGTGATTGCTTGTGCAGGTTCGACTCCTGTCACGTCAATAAGTGGGAAACCACTTAAATAAAAAATCGGTATATGTCAATAAATGTTTCTACTACTGTGACACACGATTTTCACTCCTTCCTTTCAAAGTGCCTGCCTGCGGAAACAGGAAAAGGCGAGCAACCTAGTATTGTTATTCAGTGTGGATTCGGCTAGGCGTTCCACACAAATTTAAATAGGGGATACATTATGAATTACTGGTACATAAGTTTAAGTAAAAATTACCCACCAAAAATAACTCGAGAAGTAAAATTAAATCGTGACTTTGCAATTGTTGAATGTATACGACCTGTTAGTAAAAAAATGTCTAGAAAGCTAGATTTAATTTACATTGGATATGGCTTTTTTAAGGATTATCACATTCAGAATAATTTCAAATCACATATACCATAATTAAGTTGATAAATGTTCTATGATGACTGTACAAGTAGCTAATAGTATGGTTATATAGACACACCTAGATGAGGGGTTATTACATTTTTGGAGGGAATAAGATGAAACAATTTGGAAATGAGAATTATACAGTAGTGATTAACGAACAAGAAATTAACGTAATTTTAGAAAATAATGATTCGGTATCGATTAATTTTGTTAATATGCCGAATCAAGAAAATACTTATATTTTATCTATTAACCCTAAAGCATATACGGAGCTGGCTATAGATGAGTATCAAGAATTATTAAAAAGATATAAAGAAGCAGAAATAGCTGCGATTGAAATAAAAAACTGTCTTGAACAAGAATACTTATTGACTATTATCTAAAAAAGCCTAATTAGGCTTTTTTATTTGTTTAAAGGAGAAAAAACATGCAAATAGAAAAAATGAAATTATCTGATCTGAAAGCAGCTGACTACAATCCAAGAGTTGATTTAAAACCAGGAATGCAAGAGTATGAGAAGTTAAAACAATCTATCCTAGAATTTGGATTTGTAGATCCGCCTATTTACAATATTCAAACAGGCAATCTAGTTGGTGGACATCAGCGTGTCGCTGTTGCCAAAGAACTGGGCTTGTTCAATGAAATAGAGGTATCCGTGGTAGATTTACCTCTTGATAAAGAAAAAGCGCTCAACGTGGCTCTAAATAAGATTTCTGGTCAGTGGGATGAAGAAAAACTCTCTATTTTATTAAATGAATTAGATGATGAAGCTGTTAATCTGACTGGTTTTGATACTGAGGAAGTAGATAGCTTGCTCGCTTCTTTCAATTATGAAGAAGATATTGAGAAACCGATTATTGAAGATGATTTTCAAGTTAATGAGTTCATAGAAAATCATCATGAAGCTAAAACTAAATTGGGCCAATTATGGAAACTTGGTAATCATTATCTATTGTGTGGCGACGCGACAAAGCTTTCGGATGTTGAAAAGTTATTACAAGGAAAAAAAGCAAATCTAGTTGTGACTGATCCACCTTATAATGTAGCAGTAAAATCTGACAATAAAGAATTAAACGAATCTGGTCGGGAAAAAATTATGAACGATGACATGAGTGGTGAAGAGTTCGACCAATTCTTGATGTCAGTATTTCAAAACTATTCTAACGCAATGAGAGATGACTCAGCGATTTATGTGTTTCACGGATCATCTTATCAACGTGAATTTGAAAATAGTATGAATGCTGCTGGTATAGTTGTCCGTTCACAATGTATATGGGTAAAAAATAATGCTACGTTTGGTTGGAGCCAGTACAGATGGCAACATGAACCAGTTTTTTATGCCCACAAGAAGAAACAGGCACCTTCGTGGTACGGAGACAGAAAGCAAACTACAATTTGGCAAGATGATCTATTAGAAGATTTACCAGCTACTATTTGGAAAGTACCAAGAGATGATGTAGCAACGTACTATCATCCTACACAAAAGCCGTTATCACTTATTGCGATACCAGTTAGAAATAGCTCTAAAAGACAAGATATTGTTTTAGATCTATTTGGTGGTTCAGGAAGTACATTAATGACTTGTGAACAGTTAAATCGTATCTGTTATACGCTTGAATTAGATCCACTCTTCTGTGATGTAATCATAGAACGCTTTGAAAAATCAACAGGAATCATTGCAGAACTTGTAGAATAAATTAAAAAAGCCGAGTGCAGCTAACACTCGACTAATTCCTCAGGACGCAAAAAACACCCCGAAGACACAGAGAATTCCCACGCGTGGATTTTCGACACCCTCTGTGTCTTTTAGCATTTTATCAAATGCGGGGTGTTTTAACAATGGGAACAAAAGAAGAACATGAAAAAATTGATATTTTAGATTTGGAATTAGAGAAAGAGTTTGAAGATGCCGAAGATTATGAACAATACCGAAAAATCATAAGAGCCACGATGGCCCAATGGTTAAAAAATCTTAAAAATGGCGAAATCAAACTAACTTCAGTTAGTGATCTAAAAACTCTTATTGAAGCTGATAAAATACTTAGAAGTTAGGGGAGGTGCGGTCAATGGCAAGAAGTGAAAAAGAGCCATCAAATAAAACAAAAGAGAGATATGACTTGTTTGTTGACTGTTATCTGCAAACTTTTAATGCAACACAATCAGCAATTAAAGTGGGTTATTCTCAAAAGACAGCTAGACAACAAGGACACAAGCTATTAACAAATGCTTACATTAAAGAAAAAATTCAATTGGAAATGAAAAGACTACGCGATCGTATGAAGGACGAGGGATTGCGTAGTTTTTCAATGCTGTTAGATATAGCAATGCAAACTGAAGGGAAAATACAAGATCACAACGAAGCTGAGATAGCAATTGATAAAATAAAGTCTGAACTTAGCGATTTAGAGCTCGAAATGCTTAAGGCTAATAACGACTTAGAAAAAGTACAAAAGGCAGCAGATGCTATTGATGGTCGAAAGAAAGAAATGCGAAGCCACAAAAGAAGTCTTTTAGAGCAGATTGACTCCATAAAAAAAGAATATTTTGAACTGAATCTTGAAAGAGTTGTGTTACTAAATGAATTGTCAAAGCATCAATCTCGTTATCTTGATGCCAAGGAATGGGAAAAATTACAGAGTCTAAAGAAATCTATTTTCCAAGACATTTTAGACCGAGGTGGCTTTAAAGCAATTGACCAGATACAGCATAGCGGAAAAGTGGATGTTAATCCGCTTGCGAATTTGTCGGAAGAAGAATTGAGGCGATTAGCAAATGGACCAAGAGCAACTTGATGCATTAGCTAACGCTGCATTGGAAGAACTAGCTAGACGAAATTATGGAGATTTCTTCTATTTGTCACATGGTAAACAATGGGATTTATTAAGACATCAGAAATACATTACAGATCGACTTCAAAAAATAATTGATGGGGAGCAAAAGTATTATATTATTGAAATACCTCCCCAACACGGTAAATCTACTGTAATTACAGAGACATTTCCAGCTTATTATTTAATGAGGCATCCAGATAGTCTGGTGATGGTTGTTTCTTATTCAAAAGAATTATTCCAAAAGTTTGGTAGAAAGAACCGCGAAAAGTTCCGCTTGTTTTCTGACCAATTATTCGGCTTACAAATAAGTTCTGAAACTTCATCTGTTAGTGAATGGGGAGTTGAAGGTCATCTAGGCTCGCTTTACAGTACTTCTATTTTAGGTGGTGCAACAGGACGTGGAGCAAGGCTTTTAATTATCGATGATCCGATAAAAAATAGAGCAGAAGCTGAATCTAAAACAATTCGCGATAAAATATATAATGAGTGGCAAGACACTTTCTATTCTCGTTTAACGGCGGATGCCAGTGTCATTGTAATCATGACTAGATGGCATGAGGATGATTTAGCAGGTCGTCTGTTAAAAGAACAAACACTGCCTTGGGAAGAAATTAAAATCCCTGCCATCGCGGAAGAAAATGATTTATTAGGAAGAAAACCAGGAGAAGCACTGGCACCTGAAATCGGGAAAGATGAAGAGTGGGCTGCTAAAACAAAGGCAGTTACTGGTTCTCGTGGTTGGGCTGCTTTGTACCAACAACGACCGACGCCAGCAGGTGGTAACATTTTCAAACGTTCATGGATTAAGTTCTATGTGCCAACATTATCCAAAAAAATTGAATTAAGTTTAGGCGATGACGTGGTTATTTTACCACGTCTTTTTGATAGACAAGCTCAGTCTTGGGACTGTACTTTCAAAGACACCGAAACCTCTGACTATGTTTCTGGTCAAGTGTGGGGCAAGAAGAGAGCCGATTTTTATTTATTAGACCGTCATCATGAGCGTATGGGCATAGTTGAAACGATGAAAGCAATCAAAGTTATGTGTAATAAATGGCCTAAAGCCAGAGGGATTTACATTGAGGATAAGGCAAACGGAACCGCTGTTATTGAGATGTTAAAGAAAAAGATATCTGGAATAGTTCCTGTGACTCCAGATGGTGGGAAAGAAGTTAGAGCCAACGCAGTTGCTCCTCTTTGGGAAGCAGGAAATATCTATCTTCCTCACCCTTTAATTTGTCCTTGGGTAAATGACTTTATTGATGAACTAGTAGCGTTCCCAAATGCGGAACATGACGACGACGTTGACAGTATGACCCAATTGTTAAACAAAATGGTCAGCAAGGTAAGTTTAAGAGAAAGGTATCTCGACAATTAAAAAATTGAAAGGCGGTGAGTAAATGGGGAATATAGCTAATGAAGCTAAGTTATTAAAGTTGGATGGTAAAGCATATCGAAGTGACTTTATGCTTGGAAATGGCAAAGGCCACGCTAGAGACAACTTATCTAGACAAAGACCAGGTACGAGCAAGAGATTGTCACACTCACAATTAGAGTCGCTTTACTCGTCTAACTCGATGGCAAAAAATATCGTAGACATTCCAGCAGAAGACTTAACTAGAAATGGATGGAGTCTCAAAATGGAAGATGATAAAGTAAAAGCTCTGTACGAAAGTAAGCTGAGACAGCTGAAAGCTAAGGAACGATTACAACAATTATTCACGTATGAACGATTATATGGAGATGGATTCGTAAGTATTGGAACAATAGAGAAAAGAGAATACTCTCTAAGTGAACCATTAGACTTTGAAAATATTAAAAGTGTTCCGTATATTAATGCATTCTCAGGCAAAAAGATTAGTAATAGAATTATTGATGAAGATGTTTTTAGTCCAAACTACGGACAGATTGAATCTTTTGAAGTCAATAACAGATCAAACAACAGTCGTATCCAGCTGTTAAATAATACGACATACAGTACTGCGACTAAAATTCATCGATCGCGAGTGCTGCATCAGCAAAATTTACGCTTTGAAGATGAATTAGAAGGATCATCTTTATTAGAGAATCTATATGATATCTTAACTGTAGCTGACACATCTGTTTGGTCAGTCGGACAAATTCTGTATGATTTTATTTTTAAAGTATACAAGTCAGCAGATGTTAGAAGTCTTACACCACAAGACAAATTAGAAATTGAAACTAAGATGGATTATCAATTCAGAACAGAAGCAATTGCTATCATAGACAAGGAAGAAAGTCTTGGTAAAGAAAGTTCTTCGGTAGCAGGTATCGGTGAACTACTGGATTTTGTTTGGGATTACTTAGCAGGTGCTGCTCGAATGCCCAAAACTGTCTTGAAAGGGCAAGAAGGTGGTACAGTTACTGGAGCACAATATGATGTCATGAACTACTATTCTCGTATAACTGCTATACAAGAAAATCAGTTAAGACCACACCTTGAATATCTCATGCGGTGTCTAATGTGGGCAGAGGACGAATGTGGTGGTCGACTTGACCCTGATTCAATCGAATGGTCCGTTGAATTCAATCCACTTTGGAATGTGGACAGCAAAACTGATGCTGAAATAAGGAAACTTACTGCTGAGACAGACAAAATATACATCGAGGCAGGCGTTTCTGATCCTGATGATGTTCACGAAGCTCGCTTTGGTCGTTTTGGCATAACAGAAACCTCTAAATTTAACGCGGATAGCTTGTCCAGGGATGAGTTAGATAAGATGGCTGCTGTAGTTTATGAAAATTACAAACAGGACAGAGATAATGAAAAATAATCCAAAAACGAGATATCCGTTACGTTTAGAAGAAAGCTATGCCAAAAACATTCAGAAGGCCGTAAAAGAAATAGAAAAAGTTTCGTTATATGAATTTGATAAGTATTTAGCACCGATGATAGATGAAAATAAGCTAGTAAATGATTCAAAGTTTATTCAAGACGGACTATTCGATGCCGCATCGAAACTAATCAAAAATGCGCAAACATACTTTTTAGGTATTCTTCAAAACAGAACCGCACAAAAAATAGTTCGTAAGTATATTAATAGTGTGAATGCGTTTAATAAGTCTAATGTGAACTCTCAACTTAGTGCTAGAGGAATAAATCCACTACAGACTGAAAAATGGTTAGACAGCTATGTTCAAGCTAAAATAGCGGAAAACATCAGTTATGTCACTAATATTCGTGATGATTACTCAAAAAAGTTTGAACAGGTTATTTATCGCGGAATCACAGAAGGCAAATCTTCAAACGAGATAAGAGAAGAGCTTGTTCATCAAGCTGGTATGTCATCAGACAAAGCAGCGTTTATTGCTCGTGATCAGACAGGTACTATTTTAGGTCAGATGAATAGTGAACGCCAAAAACGAGCGGGATTTCAAGCTTTTAGATGGAGTGATAGTGGAGATGAACGAGTTAGGGATTCTCATCGAGAACGTAACGGGAAGATTTACTTTTATGCTGATAATCCATTATTACCAGGCGAAGAATATAATTGTCGCTGTGTTGCTGAACCAGTCGACGATGAAGAATTGCTTGAAGAAAGCATTGATCTTGGCCTTTCTAATCAAGAAGAGCATGCGGTCAAGACATATGTTAGCTCTGAAGCTTACAAATTAAACGATAAGCTCAGAAATGGTTATCAGTTAGATGAAAGCGACTTGAAATTGATAGACAATTTAGACAAAGCGTTAGGCAAAATGACCAACTATGATGGTGAAGTAACACGTTCCATGTTTTTTGATAGCAGTGATGATCTAGTGAGGTTTGCTAACAACTACAATTTAAATGATGTTGTTCAATTTCCTGAATACATTTCGACTACAAAAGACATTTACTCAGAGCAAGACTCGTTAAGATTTGTTATAATGAGCTCAACTGGAAAAGATTTAGGTTCTTACAACAAGTCGGAAAAAGAAGTTCTGTTTAATCGTGAGGCCAAGTTTATTGTTAAAGACAGATATTTATTGGATGGAAAACCATTTATAGTACTGGAGGAGTACCATGAATAAAGATGAGAAAAACAAACGCAGATGGGAAGACGTTCCCAAATCAAAAAGTCTAGGTTACCCAGATGAAATGACAAAAAAAGAAATAGATACATCGAAAAAGAAAGATAAAGATTTTATGCAGCAATTGAAAAAATCTTTAAAAGAAAAAGAAGAGTAGCACCGACCTTATAGGTTGGGGCTATTTTTTATACTCAAAAGACAGGAGGGACATTAATGGATAGTCAAAAATTTATTGATTTATGTAAAAAGCATGTAGTTGATTTTGCTAACAGTCAATTGGATTACACAGATCAAAAAAAAATAAGCGAGTCTGATATTTACGTGGTCTGGTTAGCGAAAACCCTGCAAAATAATAAAGCATTATTAAGTACCAATCTATTTGATGGTATGTATTACGAAGTTACCTTCAACGGTGATAAAAATGAACTATATTTCGATGCTTATAAAAAGTGGAGAAATATCAGATTTGATGTAACTGAAGGAGGTGATCAAAATGGCTAAAGAGAAAAAAGCTTCTAGTAAAGAAGAAAACAAAAAAGAGTTGTCAAAAACTACGCAGAAAACGACTCATATTGTTTCTGAAGGAGAAACTGCTAGTGAAATTGCGACACGCTATCATATGAGCCTACGAAAATTACTGGATCTTAATGAGTTAGAATCGAGTAATCAAGTAACCGAAGGCATTCGCTTATTAGTCGAATAATGGGGTGAAGACATGGTAATTAGATATGACAAAGCCTTTATTAAGGATTTTAAAGAAACTGATGAAGGTTATTTGACAATCACAGCTTGTCCAATTACACGACCAGGTGTTTTCCCTTACCGCCGAACTGATGGTGGATTATCAATGGAGGCAAAATTGCCTGATGAATTATTTTCTAAGACAACTGTACTTTCAGCAAATGCTAAGCCAATGACTGATGATCATCCGACCGAACCAGTAACAGCAGCTAATTACAATAAATATTCAAAAGGCATGACTCATAATGATGCTCACGTTTTAGATAATAAGCTATTGGTTTCGTTCACAATTACAGATGCAGAGACAATAAAGAAAATTAACGATGGAAAACGTGAACTGAGCATCGGTTTTCAAGCAGATGTTTCAAAAGAAACTGGCGTGTATAATGGCATGCAATATGATTCTGTGCAAAGGAATATGCTAATTAATCATATTGCAATAGTTGATGAAGGCAGAGCTGGTCCAGAAGTTGCTATACGTGGCGATTCAGTTGCTTTCATGATTGATTCAAAAGATAAACAAACAGGAGGAAATAACATGTCAAAATTAATTATTGATTCAAAGGAATTTGAAGTGGATTCAATTGTAAAAGCAAAATTTGAATCTTTAGAAGCAAAATTAGATGCAGCCGAACAACGTAAAGCAAACGTTGAGAAATTAGAAGGTGAGCGAGATGCTTTAAAAGCTCAAATTGATAAGTTAAATAAGGAAATTGATGAAGCAAAGAAAAAAGAAGTAACTGCAGATGCTTTGGATAAGCGTGTTCAAGATCGTGTTGATCTAATTAATAAAGCACAAAAGTTTCTTGGTGATTCAGTTGATTTCACTGGCAAATCTGATCGTGAAATTAAAGAATCAGTAATTGCCAAAACATCACCTGACTTTAAAGGTGATGGAAAATCTGACGATTATATTGCAGCATACTTTGATTCAGCAGTTGCAAATGTGGAGAAAAAAGGATTTACAAATCCAGCAGCGTTCAACGATGCAAAAGATAAAGATAAAGAAGCGGCGGAAGATATTGAAAAACAAAAAAATAACCGTTTGAACATGAACAAAAAGGAGGATAAATAACTATGACTATTCCTTATCCAGAAAAGTATATGAAACCTGAACTTGGTATTGGTAAATTAGCTAATTATCAAGGTGTACAAGCAGATAGTCTTGTCGTTGGTGTCGGTGGTTTAGGTTTCGGTGTCGGCGTGCAAGTAACAGAAGATGTTGCTACCACATATAAAGATGGGCAATTTTATGGTATTTCATATGCTAAAAATTATGTAGAAGAAATCCCTTATGGAGATGCAGAAAAAGTTGGTAAATATAAAGAACACGAAATGGTACCAATTTTACGTAAAGGGGCTATTTGGGTGAAAGTTGATGAAGATGTTTTAGCAGGAGAAAATGCAAAAGCTTTATCAACTGGAAATTTTGGAAAAGCAACTATTAGTTCTGATCCAGCTACGACACTATCAGATACCGTGATTGGTACATTCAAAACATCGGCATCAGCTGGTAATTTGGCAGTTTTACAAATTAACTTACCTTAAAAAAACTAGGAGGACAACTAAATGGGAAATAATGTAACAGCAACTTTAGAAGCACGTGACCTACAAGAAATTGATAAGGTCATTTATCAAGCACCACAGGAGGAACTTGTGGCGCGAACTATGTTTAATGTTAAAACAGATATCAATCCAGGAGCGGAAACATACGCATATAATGTTATGACTAGAAGTGGCGCTGCAAAAATTATCGCAAATGGTGCAGATGATCTTCCTTTAGTTGACATTGATATGAAACGTTATCAATCACCAATTTTTACAATTGCTGCTGGTATTCGTTATAGTCGACAAGAAATTCGTCAAGCTCAAATGATGGGAACTTCAATTGATGCAACAAAAGCAGAAGTGGCACGACGTACTATTGCTGAAAAAGAAAATAGCTTTATTTTTGTGGGAGATCCTAAAGTAAACCATAAAGGTGTTGCGAATGCTGAAGGTATTCAAGTTATTAATTCACCTAAGAAGTGGAAAGAAATGACCAGTGAAGAGATTGTTGAACAATTACGTACATCTCGAGCTAAAATTACTATTATTCCAGGATTTAAAGGATCTAGTTTAAAATTAATGGTTGCTCCAGAACAATATGAAGAATTGAATCGTCGTTATGGTGAATATGATGCCCGATCAATTATGAAAGTTGTTCAGGAAAATGGCTGGTTTTCATCTATTGAGCAAGTTTATGATTTAAAAGGTGTAGGTACTGATAATTCTGATTCATTTATTATCATGGATACAAAACCATCAACTTGTGAAATTTTACTTCCAGAAGACATCGTGCGTTTAGAGGTTGAATGGTCTTTTCCAAATTGGAAAGTACCATTTGTAGAACGTTGTGGTGGTGCGTTAATTAGAACGCCATATGCAATTGTTCGTGTGGATGGTATTTAAAAATAAGGAGGTAAAGATTATGTTAGTACACAATAAAGGTTCATATATTAGACATATTGGAAATGTTCGATTAATTCCAGGTGTAAATGATTTAGATAATTCAGATGCTGAAGCATTTATTAAAGGTATGGAATTACCATTAAATAAATCGTTGGAAAGATTAGGAGAAATTGAGATTTTGGACCATATAACAAAAGGAAAATCAAAAAAAGCAGTTGGTTTTACTGAATTGAGTGCCAATAAAGCAGTAGAATCCATTGCTGATACGTTCGATTTAGAATTGTTGGAAAAATGGTTGGAAGAAGAGCAAGCAAACAAAAATCGCACAACTGTAGTCAAAGCAATCGAAAATCAAATTGATGATATTAAAAACCCTGATGAAGACAGCGTAGTTAATCCAGAATAGGAAGTGGTACTATGCCAAAAAGCACAGTTGAAAATGTTAGGTTAACAGCTGCAGAACTAGTAGGGGTTAACAATGATTCTATTAAGTTGTTTATTGATGATGCTTGGCTAGAAGTAGATGCATTGCCATTTAAAGAAGAGGTTAAGGAGAAAGCGTGTCGCTATCTCGCTTGCCATCTAGCCGTTTTGAACAACCAAAATACTAAATCAGAGCAGGTAGGATCGTTGAAAAAAGAGTACTCAGGATTCCATTCAACTTTTACTGATTTGAAGCGTACTGTTTATGGCCAAGAATATTTACGTCTTTACAACCAATACGCAAAAAAAGGTTCATTGAGTTTGGTTGTGATTTGATGAAAATTACTGAGAATAACAGGATTATTAAGCTGATTGATGAACTAAATCAGCTTAATAAATATTCTTTGCAGATAGGAATATTTGGGGAAGATGATTCTTTTATGGCGATGTTGGCCCAAGTTCATGAATTTGGTGTGACTATTCGTCCCAAAGGTCGTTTTCTTGTTATACCACTTATGAAAAAGTATAGAGGTAAAAGCCCACGTCAATTTGATTTGTTTTTTATGCAAACTAAAGAAAATCACAAGTTTTTAGTAAGAAATAAAGGTAAAGATCAGTTAGAATTCGCATACATGTTAGCGGAGCAAATAACTATTCCAGAACGTTCCTTTATTAGATCTACATTTGACGAGCAAGCAAAGGCTTGGTCGGATTACGCCTTAAACCTTGTGAAAAAACTTATTGCTGGAAAAATGACAGCAGAAGAATTGACAAATAAAGTTGGTGCTCGTATGCAAAGGGATATTCAACGAACTATCAGAAATTTATCTGATCCGCCAAATTCTCCAATAACAGTCAATAATAAGAAGTCAAGTAATCCATTAATTGATACAGGAAAATTAAGACAGTCAGTGACTTATAAGGTGGTGAAAGGGTAATGCAAAGAATGAACTTTTCTAGTCTTATAGAAACTTTTGCGGTTGACTTTCAGTTAGTGTTACCTTCAGTTGAAGGTGCTGGTAAATACATTCACGGCGAATGGTTTCCTACTAACGAAGAACCCAAAACCGTTTCTGGGGCGATTATCCCATACGACAATCGGACGATTTATCAAAGTGGTGGAACACTCACATCTAGCGACAGGCAACTTGCTTACGTTGGATCGATTCCTTTAGGTTCTAAAATTATTGACATGGGAAAAGAGTACAAAGTAGAAAGCGAAGAGCCATATGCGGAACACTATGCAGATGTGAACCTTTACAGATTAAAGGCGGTGACCAATAATGCCGCAAATTAATGGGGCTTTTAGTTATGAGCTTTTAGCTGATGAGCTAATAGCAATTGTTAAGAAATCAACTGGACTTCAACTTATTGAAAGTAGCACAGCTGGACCTCAACCAGACAAACCATTTTTTTCCTATGAAGTCATCTCGCCGTACATTCCAGTAACGATAGACGTCACTGATAATGAAGTATTTGAATTAGTAGTGTCTATTAAATGTCACACTGATTCTAGTATTCAGGCGCTTAATTTATCAGAGCAATTGAGGAAATATTTGAATAGCTTTTCTGTAAAAGTGGGATTACAAAATTCAAGAATAACATTAGTTAAAACAACCCAATCTAAAAAACGGGATAATTTCATTAGCATTGATTACGAACGTCTAGCTGGTTTTGATGCTCGTTTTAGAGTTCAAGACAGTTATGTTGACAATGCGGTAATTATCGAAAATATCGAATTACGGGAGGAAAACAAATGATTGAAAAAATTACAGATGTTAATGTAAAAATTGACATTATGCATCCACAGCCCATTGTTGGATTAGGAAACCCAGCAATTTTTGTTCAAGGATCTACTCAAAACTATAAAGAATATACAAGTTTAGAAACATTAGCAAAAGATTTTGCTACAACAACTACTGTTTATAAAAAAGCAGAAACTATTTGGAAACAGGAAAATAAACCACAAACTATTGCAGTAGTAACTTTTGTAGCAGACAAACCTTCTGAACCAGAGCAACCAGATAGCTTAATTGCTGGAAGTGGAATTATCGCCGCAGCTACAAGTTACTTTTATAATGATTGGCATTTTGCATTATTAGCCAACTTTGTCGAGGCAGATGCTTTGGCACTATCAAATTTAATTGAAGAAAACGAATTTAAGTTTTTAGTAATTCAGACAGCTACAGTTGACGAATTAACAGTTTTTACAGGGAACAATCTAACTATCGGCTTAGTTCATCCGTTAGAAGAATTTTTAGATGCTGCATTAATTGGTAATACTGCAAGCTTAACAGTCGGAAGTGTTACTTGGAAATTTCGACATAATTTAGTAGGGATTACACCTAACACATTAACTACCTCTCAACTACAAGCGATTGAGAAAGCTAATGCTATTGCTTATGTATCAAAAGCGGGAATCCCCCAAACATCAGAAGGAAAAACAATGAGTGGCGAATTTATTGATGCTCTGCATGGGGATCACTGGGTTAAATCAAACATTGAAACAAATGTTCAGCGCTTGTTATCAACGACAGATAAATTAACTTTTGATTCTAATGGAATTGCTTTATTAGATACAACCGTTGCAAATGTTTTGGAAACTGCATTTAATAACGGAATTGTAGATATTGTAGATGAAACTGGTGTTGGAAATTATAGTGTGACTGCTTTGGGACGTCAAGATTTAAATCCAGATGACATTGCAGCACGAAACTATAAAGGATTATCATTTAAATACAAACGTTCTGGAGCAATTCACACTGTTGATGTTACTGGAACAATTGAAGTCTAAAGGGGGAACTAACTAATGCAAAGTATGACAACTTATGATGCCAAAGAGGTATCTACTATTATTGACAATGTCGTCCAATTTGGCTTTCAAGATGGTGACATGGTATCTTTTTCAAAAGATAATTCGTATATTGAAGTACAAACAGATGCTCAAGGACAATCTAGTGCTGCGAAGAACAACGATAATTTAGGGACTTTTACAATTAACTTGTCTCAAAACTCACCATGTAACAAACAGCTGATGGCTTTAGCTAATGGTCGTAAAGAATTTGCAATTTCTGTGACACATTCAACTGAAAAAGCATGGGCATCAAAAGCCTATATTGAAAAAACGCCTGATGGATCGTTTGGTAAAGGCGTTCCAACTCGTTCTTATACGATTAAAGCATTAGATTACAAACACGAATATAACTAAGCACTTAACATCTCGTTAAGTGCTTTTTATTTAACTTTAGGAGGAATTTATCATGACGAAAAAAGATGAAGTAAAAGAGTTAGAAGCGAAAAATAACATTCCAGAAGCAGAAAAAAAACCATTTAATAAGTTTGGAAAACAAGAAAAACATATTGTTGAAGATGTGGAATATACATTTCAGTTTCCTGGAACACGTGCAGCTCAAGCGATTTTAGATAACTCAAAAGGACCATCAAATACTTTTTCTGACGTTGCTTACCACTCTCAACTTATGGACTCAGTTGTTGTTACACCAAAATTGAACTGGGACTATTGGGATGAACACGAAGGATATCGTGAGGTTATGGCATTAGCCGACAACTTTCTTGGTCGAATGCTTAACTAGCCCTAATCCGAGAATTACGGAAAGAGAAGTTCAAAAAGATATGTTTAGGTGGCTGCCTGTAATAGCAGGCATTGCCACTAAAGATGAAGTCGAAATTGCCACGGCAGAGGAGCTAGCAGTTTGGAACGAAGTAGCATATCAAAAAATAAATCTAACTAAATCAAGAGGAGGTGTCATCTAATAATGGCAGATGCGTTACGTAGTTCAGTAATCGAACTCGATTGGAAAATAAATAATAGATCGTTAGAGCGTGCCAATGAAGAAACTGATAAAATTCTTGCTAAAGCTGCACGAATGGAAGGTACTTATCAAAATTCAGCAAAATCCATAGATGGCGCCACAACCTCTTTAAAAAGAAATAGTGAAGGTTTAAAACAAAATACAGATAAAGTTGTCCAGTTCGGAAATCGAGCAAAAGATTCTATGCAAAAGACAACAAACTCTGCTAAACAAACTGAAAAACAAGTAAAAGATGTTGGAAATCAGTTTGATAAAAGTAAAAATTCTGCGAGTGTTTTCGCTCAATCTAGTGCAACATCTCTAAAAGTAGTTGGAAAAGCTGCGAAGGGTGTACAAACAAGTATTGGCCATATAGGTACTGTTGCAACAAAGGCTTCAGATGTTGCTTGGAATGCTTTTACAAAGATAAGAAATGGTGCAATGATAGCTGGTGCAGCAATCGCAGGAGCAGGCAAAAAGGCCTTTGACTATGCATCTGATACTAATGAAGCTTTAAACAAAGTAGAAGTAGCTTTTGGTGATAATAATAAAGTTGTGGAAGATTGGTCGAAGTCCACACTGACTAATATTGGTTTGGCACAAGGTACGGCGTTAGACTTAGCAGCTACATATGGAGATATGTCAACTTCAATGGGTATTGGTACAGAAGAAGCTGCAAAAATGTCTACTTCATTAGTTGACTTGGCAGGAGATCTTGCTTCATTTAAAAATATAGGAATTGACCGTGTAAATACTGCATTAAATGGTGTGTTCACTGGTGAAACTGAGGCGTTAAAAGGTTTGGGTATTGTTATGACTCAAACCAATTTGGAGCAGTTCGCAATGGCTAGTGGAGCGTTACAATCATCAATAGATAATTCTAAGGCTGCAAAGAATGCCATGGCAAGAGAAAAAGCTCAAGATCGTTTAAATAAAGCCATTAAAAAACATGGTGAAAATTCAATTGAAGCTAGAGATGCGCAGTTAAAATTAACAGAAGCAGAATCTAAAGGTGAAGAGGTTCAACAAGCAAAATTAGATTCTCTAAGTCAGGAAGAATTAGTACGCTTACGTTATAACTACGTAATGTCTAAAACTAAGAACTCCCAAGGCGATTTTGCAAGAACAAGTGATCAAGCTGCAAATGCCACCCGTGTTTTTACAGAGTCAATAAAGGAAACGTCTGCAAAGTTAGGGCAAGGTTTATTACCAATATTTACACCATTAATTATCAAAGCAACAGATTTTGTAAAAAAAGGTGAAGAAATACCAGATATGTTAGAAAATGTCGGCGCAAAAATTGAGCCTACAGCAAAACAAGTAATAAGGTATTTTGGTCAAGCAAAAGATTATTTTATTGATGAAGTAATTCCTACAGCTAAAAAGGTAGGTAAAGCTATAGGACCTGGTATTGCAGAAGGCGCAAAAGATATGTTTAATCTAATGGATAAAGGGTTTAAATATATTATAAAACCAGGCATTCGTGTACTAAAAGAGTTTACTGATGAAAATCCTGTGGCTATGAAACAAGTTGGTAAATGGGCCGCTTATGGAATTGGCGGTTTGCTAGGGTTTAAGCTAATAGGAAAACCGCTGTTGGGCGTCTCAAAGGGAATTTTAGGTATTATTGGTAAACTAGAAAAGCTTGGGAACACTGCTCAGAGAGAAGCTTTTAAAACAAGAAAAGCTTTAGAAGATGTTGATTCTGCAGCTCAAAAAGCTAGCGCACCAACGCATACTACTGCTAGTCCAAGTATACAGGAATCCTTACCTGTTGGATCTGTTGGCAAAATAGGAAAAGGTACTAAACTTTTTGGCGGAGTGAGAAGGTTTGCCAAATCGGTTCCTTTATTGTCTTATATTTCTGCAGGTTTGACTTTAACTCAAATTAATAAAAATAATAAATTTGAAAAAATTGGTGATTCGCTAGGTTCTATTGTAGGTGGCGCATTAGGCGCTAAAGCAGCAACATTAGCTGGCGCAAAATTGGGTGCAGCAGCAGGGACAACATTTGGTCCGTTAGGTACTCTAATTGGTGGCGTTTTAGGAACAGCTGCAGGATCAATTTTTGGAAGTAAGTTTGGAAAGAAACTGCAAGAAAAATGGCCCGATATCTCTAAAAAAATTAGTGAATTATGGGAATCTTCAAAGGATAATTTTTTATTGGGTCCTCTAGTTCAAGGTATTGATAAAGCAGTCAAAAAAAGCAAATCAGGAATAAAAGAAATCAAAGCTTCAGCAAAAGATTTATTCGAAAAGCCGTTTGATAATACTACTAAATCTGGTAATGGTGTATCTAAAGCTACTGCTAAGCGGATGAACTCTTTTATGAAAAACTATGAGCTTCTTGTTAATCAAGACACTACAGGTAAAATTGAAGGACGAGTTCTCACCAATGAAGAAGTTACTAAGCGATATAAAGCTTTAGAAGACATGCAGAATCAAGTTACTAAACAGCTGGATAAAAAGAAAGATAAATCTAATAGCAATCTTGATAAATTAGCTGGTATGGGAATTCTAAATGAAAAGGATGCACAAGGAGCCAAGGCTGCCGCTGACGAATTAGCAAAAGTACGAACAAATATGTTCTCTGAAAAAGTTCAAGATTTCAAGAAATTAGAAAAACAAGAATATGATGAATCTATTACTGCTACAGAGTATTACACAAATCGTATCAATGAAATCAAAGAAAAAGCAAGATTAGAAAATCGAGAACTATCAGAAAACGATAAAAAAGAAATTGAATCGTTAGAAAAAACCTCAGCTGCTGCTGTACGTGCTGTTGAAGAAAAACATGCTGCTGCTAATAAGTCGATTCATGAAGATATGAAAAATCAAGCTGTTGTTGCATTATCAGATTCAGCTAAAGAGCAAAAAATCATTATGGGTAATTTGAAAAATGCATCAGGTGAGATTAGCGCGCAACAGGCTGCTGATGCTGTAGCAGCTTCATATAAAGCAAAAGAAGGTACAATTAAATCTGCAAATGAAAAATATGAAGAAACAAAGCGCATTTTAGATGAAGAAAGATATGTCAATGGTACTATTACTCAACAACAATATGATGATGCATTAAAAAAAGCCCAAGAACAAAGAGACGGTGTAGTCAAAGAAGCAGAAAAACAACATGAAGATGTTGTAACACAGGCTAAAAAGCAAGCGGAAGGTCATCTTGAACAAGTGGACTGGGAAACTGGACAAACATTATCTAAATGGGAAGTCTTTAAAAAGGATTCCAAAAAGAAATTTAAAGAGATTTGGGACGGAACAGTTGAAGGCGCTAAAAGTTTTGGTAAGGCCTTTGGTGAAGCTATGGATAAAGTTGTGTCTGGAGCATTAGAAACTTGGGATAATTTTAAAACAGGACTCGCCGATAAAGTAAATGCTGTTACAGGTGGTATTAATGTCGTATTAGATTTCTTTAGTATTCCTAAAATACCAGAATGGAAACCGAATACACCTAATTCTACTAAAAACAAGCATGGTCGCTCTTTTAGCACAGGATCTCGTGGTGCATCATACAGTGGTCAAGCTCTAGTTGGTGAAGAAGGTGTTGAATTAGCATATAACAAGAGCACTTCTTCAATGCGTTTATTAGGATCAAATGGTCCAGAAGTTACTAATGTAACATCGGGTGAACGGATTTTAAACCATTCAGATACAAAAGCTGTATTAAATGGTGGTATGGGGCAAGGAACAGTTTTACCAGGTTTCCATAAAGGTAAAGGAAATGGGCTTTCTGATTTTGTTGATAGTGCTAAGGATTTCGGTGCAAATACTGTTGATAAATTAAAAGACTTTGGATCTAATGCAGTAGATAAAGCAAAAGAAGTAGGAACGAAAGCTATAGAAAAAACTAAAGATATAGCTGAAACAGCAAAAGATTGGCTATCAGACCCGATTGGAAAAGTGACTGGCTTATTTAATAAGCATAACACTTATAAAAAGGGTAAAAATATCCAAGGTTTGGGACATGGTGTCATGAACAAACTAAAAGACACCAGTGCCGAATGGGTGAAAAATAAACTTGAAGCTTTCAAAGGTTTTTTTGATTCGGAAGATGGTGTCTCTTTTGGCTCAGGTGCTTTTGCTCCACATTTTGGATCACCATTTGTTCGTACTTCTGATTATGGTAAGCGACCAGGCCTCTATGGGGATTTTCACACGGGTATTGATTATGCTGCTCCAACTGGAACGCCTATTCCAGCTCAATATCCTGGTTTGGTTGATTGGGTTCAATCTTCTTCCATTGGATTAGGTGAGCACGTAGGAATTAAAGTTGCTGATAATCTATGGGCTATGTATGGACATATGAGCCGCATAAGAGCTAAGATGGGCGATAAAGTTAAAGCTGGTCAAATCGTCGGTGATGTAGGTTCTTCTGGTTGGTCAACTGGTCCTCATGTTCATTATGAACTTAGAAAAGGCGGACCAAATGGCCAACACGTAAATCCTGATACTTATGGCGGAGCTGCTGGTGGTGTGGCGGTAGGTGCTGCAGGATGGGGTCCTCAAGTTAGAAAAGCTGCAAAACAAATGAATCAACAAGTAAGTGATGCAGAAGTAAACGGCATTTTAGCTCAAATCCAGAGGGAGTCTAGTGGTAACCAAAGTATTATTCAAAGTTCTGCTGTTTGGGATGTAAATACAGCTAGTGGAAACCCAGCTCGAGGATTGCTTCAGTACATTCCTCAAACTTTTGATGCATATAAAGTACGTGGATATGAAAATATAATGAATGGTTTCCATCAACTAATGGCATTTTTCAATAATTCTAATTGGAGAACAGATTTGCCGTATGGACATTCTGGATGGGGACCAACAGGTCATAGATTAAGGGCTTATGCAAAGGGAGGCCGCCCTTCAAAAGGTGAAACAGTTTTAGTAGGAGAGAATGGACCAGAATTGTTCGAAGCAGATACAGCTGGAACTGTCCATCCTCATGAAAAAACTAAAGCGCTCTTTAATCAAGGATCTCCATCTGTTAATTTTAGTCCTAATATTACTATCAATGTTGGGAATAATTCTGATAAATCTGTTGTTGGTGATATTAAAGAGGCTGTAAGACAAGCATTAGAAGATGAGTATGCAAAATTACTTAATATTCTAGGAACAGGAGAGGTTGTTTAATGGGATACATTCAGAGTGGTAAATCTAAAGTTGAGATTGTAAACGTCAGTGAGACTGTAACCAGTGCTGCTAATGTATCTCAATATCCTGTTGAATCAGGAGCACCAATCACTGACAATATGATGTATACAGGCGGTCCAGTCACAATTAGTGGCTGGATTCTCGCTAAAAATGGTAACGCTGCAGAGCAAGCTTACAATACATTAGTTGCATGGCAAAAAGATGTTCGTTGGATTGTTTATCGAGGCAGATCATATTTTAAAAATGCAGTTATACAAGATATCAGTAAAGGGTATGACACAGTGGAAAATGGTTTCACTATAACAATTACGTTACAACCCATACGTGTAGCTAAGACTATTTGGGAGAAGATTCCACAACCGCCAGTTGCAAAACAACCTTCGAAACCAAGTAATGCGGTATATGTGACAGTTCAGCCAGGAAATACTTATTGGGGTTGGTGGCAACAATATGGTACGTCTATTCAGCAATTAAGAGATTGGAACAAGTGGCCAGATAGATTTATACCTATAGGCGCTCGTGCGCGTGTGAAATGAGGTGACTAAATGTCTTTAAGAGCATATATTCCTATTGATAAATATTCATTACCTGAAAAATTCGAAATACCTTTAGGTAATACAAATTACATTTTTGAGGTGGACTATAATCAAACAGAAAAATTTTTTACTGTAGATCTATATGACATAGATCATACACCGATAGCTATTGGTGAGCGTATGGTAATCGATGAAAGACTTTGGCAAGACATTGTAGATACTCGTTTACCTTCAGCAGATTTGGTGCCGATGGATGAGTCGGGAGCTTCAAAAGAAATAACTTTTGAAAATTTTGGTATTCAGGTTTTCCTTTATATAGATGATTTACCTCCGAATTATAATGTTCCAAGTTTGGAAAGGGAAGATAATTAAATGGGAAATACGCAATGGCAACGATTATTACAAATTGAAATACACGACAAGAATGGGAAGAATCGAGTTCTACTAAGAGCTGATTCAGGCAGGTTGGATCGGTTAGAAATTCACTTTACAGCACCTTTTTCTGATTCACCTAATCCATCTGAAGTGAGTGTGACAATATACAATTTAAATAAAAAAAGTATTGATTTTATTAAGAAAGGAAATCCAGTCTATATCCACGCAGGATATGCAGGTACTTCAAATGGAGTGATTACGTCAGGAACGATAGCAGAAGTAAAACCCTCTGTTCTAAACGGAGTAGATAGAGCAACAACATTTACTTTTTTAGAAGGTAAAGATTACTCGGAACAAAAAGAAGTAAATATTACTTTTAATAATGGAACGGATGCTCATACTATTATAAATCGAGTTGCTAGGGAAGCAAATATTCCTTTGTCAGAAATTAAGTTAAAAAATAATAAAATATATGGGTCTGGCTACACAGCTGATGGCCAAGCAATGATGGTTTTAGAAGAGATTTCCAAAGCTTGTGACACATCACTATATTTTAAAAGAGGTCAACTTGTAATTAAAAATTTTCGAGATGGAAATAAAGAGAGATACAGATTAAGTCCTGAAACGGGACTTATTAACCAACCAACAAAAGTTGAAAGTCATGATTATACTGGTTGGTCTGTTGAGTGTCTTTTGCAACATAAAATCACTACAGGTACAGCAGTCTATATCGATTCAAAAAATGTAAAAGGAAATTTTTATGTAAAAAATGGCCAGCACTCCTATGATGGTAGTCGATTTGTTACAACGTGTGAGGTGGTAACCTAATGAAAGAAACTGACTTAGCTTTTTTTCGATCATTTAAAAATAGAATTTTAAAAGAAATTAATGTTATGCAACTATGCCGAGTTGTCACTGTAAAAGGTGCAAGAGCTGATGTTCAGCCAATGGCATTAAAATCAGATGGAGGCAAAAGAGCATTAATACTAAACGCGTTGATCACTAAGCATTGTCAGTCTGATATCTCACAGGGAGCGGTTGTAGTAGTAGTTTTTTGTGATCGTGACATAGATAATTATAGAAGTTCTGCTGATTATTCATTATCATCTGATAGAATGCATAGTCAAAATGACGCTGTTATTATGGGGGTGATTGCTTAATGAGGGATTTGAAAATAGTCAATGGAGACTTATCATTTATTGACTATGGAATTTTACTAGTTGAAGGAGATTTAGAACTTGCACAAAGTGTATTCATGATCTTATCAATACGACTAGAAGAATTTAAATTAGATACATCCGTTGGTTTAGAAAGTGATAATATGTTTGGAAAAAATTACAATGAAGATTACTTGAAACAAGATATTACAGAAGCGATTTTAGATCAAGAACCTAGAATTAATAGTATTGAAAATATAGAAATTGTAAGAAACAATAGACAGTTGAATATTACAGTGGAGATGCTATCAACATTAGGTGATGAAGTGGGGGTGGTAATACGTGCTTGATGAAAATGGATTTAAAAGAAAAACATATGATGAAATACTCTATGATATGTCTGAAAAGGCAAAAGCCTTGTTTGGTTCGGATGTTAATGTTTCAGGACATTCTGTTCTGGGTATCATTATTCGTATCGTTGCATGGTTTTTATCTATATCTCATGAACTAACTGAAAGAGTTTATTATAGTGGCTTCATAAGTCAAGCTACAGGGGTTTCATTGGATCGTTTAGGTGCGAATAGTGGTATCTATAGAAATCCAGCTACAGTTGCAATGGTTGAGCTGGAGTTCTCAGGAAAACCTGGTTACATCATTAATGAAGGCGTACGTTTTTCAACAGAAAATAAAGTTATGTTTCAGATGATTGATATAGTCAAAATTGATGATAATGGATTTGGGAAAGGCCGCGCAATTTCTTTAGAAGAGAATACTAGTTCAAACGTACCAGCTAATACTATTATAGTACAAGTGGAACCTACTGAAGAAATATCATCTGTTAATAACCCTGCTAGGGCTGAGGGTGGGGCAGAACGTGAAACAGATAAAGCCTATCGCGACCGAATTGGTATTTCTGTTCGTGGGAATCCTGGACCGCCAATAAACGGAATTCTAACTGCTTTGCTAGAAGTTAGTGGGGTACGGACCGCTAGTGTTGTTGAAAATAAAACAATGGAAACTGATTCGTATGGTAATCCACCCAAGTCGGTACATGTGCATATTTTAGGTGGAGTGAAAGACGATATTGGGCAGGCAATTTTTAAAAGTGTTGCCGCTGGGATTGACACTGTTGGTAATCAGGAAGTTGAAGTAAAAGACTTAGGAGGATTTAGTCATATTGTTAAATTTGATTATGCAAAATCTGTTCCTATTTTTGTGAATATTTCTATTCAAGTAGATTCAAAATTTGAAAAAAACGGACAAGAAGAAATAAAAGTTATAGTAAATAATTACATTAACAATCTGACTATGGGTGAAGTAGTCAGATTTTCTTATATTTATCCATTAATTTATCAAATACCAGGCGTTGTTGTCGCTGATGTAAAAATTGGATTATCTACTGAAACTACCGAAGCCAAAGACATTAATCTGAATCCAAATGAGTCAGCTGAATGTAAAACAGAGAATGTGGTGATTACTAGTGACCAAAAAGCTTAGAGATTATTTACCAGATCTATTCAATCGCGAAAATTCAAATATTTCAAAACTTCTTGAAATTATTGAGTTTGAAATTAAAGACTTGACTGATTTGCTGAATAAAGTAGCAAACTGGCGATCGATAGATGAAGCACGAGGGAAAGGACTAGATGAATTAGGTGCTAATGTTGGACAAGCGAGAGGAAAAACGACTGATGAAATATATAGAGTATTGATTCGTGGAAAGGTAGCTAGAAATACAAGCGATGGATCAATCGACAAAATGTTACATGCAATTGCGACATCTTTAAATTGTCATCCTAGTGATATCCATATTATATCAGCTAATGAGACGGTAGATGAAAAAGAACCTGCTTGTGTAATCATAAAAAAAGCTCCTCTTGACTACTTGAATAGTTCGGGTCTAAGTATTAGTCAATTTTTACAAATTGTCGAGAGTATCAGTGCTGGAGGCATTAGAGTAGCCTACGTTAATTTGGAGGGAACTTTTTCATTTTCAAGTACGACTGATATAGAGATTAGTAAAGAAGGATTCGCTGATATTGATGGTAATGTCGGAGGAACTTTGGGAGGAGTCTTTATTCCAGAAAATGATTATAAACTGCCGCTGTAGAAAGAGAGGAGAATGCAAATGAAATTTACAAAGGAATTGCCTGTTTGGTTAGCACCAGGTATTAAACCACCCGAAAGCTTAACTAGCGATGGTTGGAAAGCTTCACAAAAACCACCAGCTGATTATTTTAATTGGTTCTTTAGCAGAACCCACGGAGCTTTAAAAGAATTGCAAGATAGTGCTACACATATTGAAGATTTTAATGCCCATAAATCAAATATAAGTAATCCTCATGCGGTAACAGCTACTCAGGTTGGTTTAGGAAATGTACTAAATCAAAAGCAGGCAACTAAATCTGAGTTTGATGCGCATGATCAAGATAACATTAGACATATTACAGATGTAGAAAGAAATAGCTGGAATGGAAAAGCAGAAAAAAATCACACTCAACCATGGTCAACAATTACAGGTATTCCAGATTCAACAATTACCAAAAAAGGGATCGTAAAGCTGACTGACTCAGTTACGAGCACGGATATAATGACAGCAGCAACTCCAAATTCAGTTAAACAAGTTAATGATAATGCTAATGCTGCAATGGCTAGTGCTTCTTCTGTAAATGATAACCTGACAAGCCATAAGATTGATTATAAAAATCCTCATAAAGTTACTTCTGCACAAGTTGGTTCATATAGTAAAACAGAAACAGATGACCTATTCATCAATAAATCGGAGGCTGAAAACGGCTTATTGGTAAGAAAAAATATTGAAATAACAGACTTAAATAATGCTATAGAGCCAGGCGTTTATTCGATTCCTGCTACGGGGGTGGAAAACAAGCCATTACCTAACTCTGGGAGCTTGATTGTTAATAAAGATCAGGGTGGAATTAGACAACAATTTCAAACGGAAAGGACTATCTTTATTCGCCAATTTGGTGGTATTCCTTCGAACTGGACCGATTGGAAAGAAGTAGCATTTATAACAAATGTTGTGAATTTAACTGAACCACAATCAATAGCAGGGACAAAAAATTTTATAGAGAGACCTTTGGTTGGAGGCATTGAAGTAGCTACCGTGGACCAGTTAGAGAATGAAGTGATTTTAAATACTCGGTCAATAGGGTTAGCCGATGGAGTCGTAGCGTTGTTAGATAGTATAGAAAATTACGAGGCTTTGAGAATAGAATATTCTTATCAATCTAATAGTTCAAGCGCTCAAAAAATACATTTAAAATCACAGTCATTAACTTTTAGATTTTCTGCTATCAATATCTATGATGATCCTGCATCAAAAGGATACGATTTGTTAGAATCGTTAGTTGACATAAATAAAAACCAAGTAAAATTTAATTATTCAAAGGTGGTTGCTTATACGGGTGCTATCACAGAAGAAAAAAATTGGGCAAGAATTGATTGTATTATAGGAATAAGAAGGGCTCCAAAATTATATAAAAAATAAACAGGAGGGAATAGCATGAAAAAAATTTGGCAATTTGGACGAACTGGAGGTACAGAGCTACAGGTATCTGACGATTTCCCAGTGCAAGTTCCTTTTACAGATGTAGCTCCTTTAACAAACGTCAATTTAGAAGACCAATTTTTTATTCCATCTGAGAACAGATGGAAAGAAATTTCTAACCAATTAGATAAGGAAAATTTGGATAATTTAAGTATATTATATAAAAACCTTGAAAAGGATAATGAATTATTAAAAGCTAAAGCAGATAATCTTGCTCTTCTAAATTCTAAGCTAATGCTCAATGACCTTAATATCCAAAAAGAAAATACCCTCTTGAAAGCTAAAGCAAATGACCTAGCTGAGATTGGTGCAAAATCAATGTTATCCATTGTACAAATTACTGGAGAAATAGGAAAAATTAATGAGCAACTTAAGGGAGGTGCTAAATAATGTTTACTTTTGATGATGTTAAATTGATGTATGATTGGGGTCTTTATACTGATGATGAAGTAAAGCTATTTGTACCTACATGCATTACAGAAGAGGAGTTTAACGAGATTGTAGGGAAAGAAGGTTAGTCAGTTGGAGTTAGAGCAAAAAGTAAAAGAACATGAAAAACGTCTTGGTGATCACGATAGAGAAATAGGTCGTTTAGATAGACGAACGATGACTTTACAAGAGCAACTTAATGCAAATTTAGTTAGATTAGATGAGTCAAATAAATTCTTACGTGAACAAAATATGAAGCAAATGGAGCAAAATAGTGAAATTTTAAATGCTATTTTGAATAGAAATAGTGAAGCAGACGAAAGAAAAGACGAACTAAAAAAACTTAACACTGAAAATATATGGAAAGTAATACTAGCTATATTTGTTTCTAGTGGAGCAATAACTATTTTATTTAACTGGTTAAGCACATTTTTAGGAGGCACCAAATGAAAATTAATTGGAAACATAAAATCACAAGCAGAAAGTTTTGGGCTGCAGTGACAGGAGTAATCATTGCTTTGTTAGCAGTTTTCAATGTGGATGATTTAACATCTGAAAAAGTGGTCACTTTAGTAGCAGCTATTGGTTTATTAGCTGCATATATTGTTGGCGAAGGATTTGTTGATTCAAATAGAGATAATTAAGAAGTCATTCTAAAATGGCTTCTTTTTTTATATAAAAAATTAAGAAAGAGGTTTTAAAATGAAAAAATTTAGTAAGTTTTTATTATCATTAGTTGTAGTTACAGGATTATTGTTACCAACTGCCGCAGATGCTTATCAAGTGGAACAAGATCCTATCGATTTTGGCGGATATTTTCCAGGTTATGCGACTAACGAATTAATTGTCTTGCACGAGTCAGGAAATGGGAACAACGTTGGCCCAAACAGTCTAGACAATGAAACGGCATATATGAAACGCAACTGGACGAGCGCTTATGTTTCATATTTTGTCGGTTCTGGTGGTCGCGTGAAGCAGTTAGCGCCAGTTGGCCAGATTCAATGGGGAGCGGGAGCGACAGCCAATGCAAAAGCATATGCACAGATCGAACTTGCTCGAACGAATAATAAAGAAACATTCAAGAAAGACTATGCTGCCTATGTCAATTTGATTCGTGATTTAGCAACACAAATTGGTGCAACATTTGACTTGGATGATGGAACAGGATACGGAATCGTAACGCATGATTGGATTACTAAAAATTGGTGGGGCGATCACACAGACCCTTATGGTTATTTAGCTCAATGGGGCATCAATAAGGCACAATTAGCCCAAGACTTACAGACTGGACTTCCAGAAGATGGTAGCGAAGTTATTGTAAATCCTGGCAAGCCTAATAAACCAAAATATAAAGTCGGTCAGCACGTTCGCTTCACAACAATCTACAAAAATCCAGATGCGCCAATTTCTCAGCATATCAATGCAAACACATTGTGGACTCAAGTTGGAACCATTACACAAAAAATAAATGGCCGTAAAAATCTATATCGCATCGAAAACAGCGGCAAACTTTTAGGTTATGCGAACGATGGCGATATTGCGGAGCTTTGGGAAAACAGCAAACCAACGCTAGCTAAAACATTCACTATTGGAGTAAGTGAAGGCATTGTTCTTCGCAACGGTGTGCCTAGTTTAAGTGCACCAATCTATGGAGTGTGGCCAAAAGGCGCACAATTCCGATATGATTCTGTTCGTGTGGCAGACGGCTATGTTTGGCTAGGTGGAACAGATTCAAACGGAACAAGAATTCACATTCCTGTTGGACCAAACGACGGAGATCCTTCTAACACGTGGGGAACAGGTTATTAGATTATAAACGTTAAATTAAAAAGACAGCTCCCTTTTATAGGAAGCTGTCTTTTTTTATACACTGATTAGGTTTTTTCTAATAGAAAGTTTATCGATTACAAATTGATTCCGTTTATTTCTATGCCCAAATATTGCTAGTTCTGTACCTTCTGGAATCATTAGAATCTTATTTGCGAATTCACGTTTTGAAACGATACAGTTGATAGTCTCATCATATGCTACTAAAGAAAACCTAACTAGTAAATCTGGATATATACTCAACATTCTGATTTTTTCAACAGTTCCTACATAATTCGACTTCATCCTATCATCTCCTTCAAAAATATTATACGAACGTTTGTTCCTTTTGTCTATAAAAATTTTTGTAAATCTATGAAATGATAAAAATAAATGGTGATACATTTGGTGATACATCTGAAATATCTATGAAAAAAATGTAAATAGTGAAAGACTTCAATAACTAATAAAATCATTGATATATAAGTGATTGAAAAGAATGAAATCTATGGAAAATTTTTAACTAACAAACGCAACATGTTCGCTTTATTAGGTAAACCAGGTTTTGAAGAATTAGCAAAAGATTTAAATGCACGTCTATAA